GCAGCCTCATAGCTAGTAGGCGTTAGTCTATCGTAGTACTTATATAGGTACTCTTTCTTCTGAAGCGGATAAATAATCCGCTGAGATAGTTTCAACTTGTTGTAAAAATATCCTTCGGCAGCATGGGCTATTGTAAAGAACTCGTAATCATAAGCGAATAAGAGGAAGTTCATCTCTGACTCCTTGATATTGTAATTTCCTGTAACATCCCTCATGGCTAGTCTTAAATACTTAAGGTACGCCCTGCCTATCTTGTCTGAGTCTTTATACTTAAAGTCTCGAAACATACTCTTTTTTGACCGCTTCGCCATTTTTATTAAATTTGCATTGTATACAAAGTTAAGCAAATGGCAACTCTTTCAGGAAATAAGGTCAAGGACACCTATACGTCCCTATTAAAATTAGCTTCAAACGGTGTAACATCTTCACTTAAAGTGGTAGAAGATGGAGCAGGTACAGACTCTGCGCTAAAGCTATCTACAGATACTGTAGAGGTTAACGGCACACTCTCTTTTACAACAGCACCAACAACTAACTCATCAGAGCTTACAGCCCTGCTTGTAGACGGAAGCAACAATGTGGTGAAGCGTGAGCTTGACTCTAGCGCATTCTCTGGTGGAGCTGTAAACTCATTTAACACAATATCAGTCTCTGGTCAAACAAATGTAGTAGCAGACTCGTCTACTGATACCCTTACATTGGTAGGTGGTAATGGAATAGATGTAACAACAAACGCTGCTACCGATACTATCACTATTGCTAACAGCTCTTTCGGATTTAAAACTATTGCGGTTTCTGGTCAGACAAATGTTGTTGCAGATTCAAATGATGATACACTTACGCTTGTAGGCGGTAGCAATGTAACTGTTACGACTAACGCCTCTACTGATACTATCACGATAGCATCTACATCAAGCTTGTTCTCGAATCCAATGTTTGTGTTAAGACCAAGCGCATCCTATGCTCTAACAACAACACTCGCTACACCTACTCAAGGCGGAGTAAACAATAATTCTGTTTCAAGCTCTTACCTGTTTAATGATGACAGCAATGTTCACCTGCAAACATCATCAACAACAACAGGTGCGATGACCATAGAGCGTAATGGTGTAATTAGAATTGATGTAAACCTTATGCTAGAGGTTACAGCGTCTAACACTGATGTTACAATAAATGTAATGCGCAAGCCAAACGGTGGCTCAGCATCAACAATTCAAGGTATTGTTAGGTCAAAAGCAGCAGTAGGAAATATGGCAATTGGTTTCAGTCTGTTTACACACTGTAATGACGGTGATGATATATATTACGAAGTAGCAAAGAATTCGTCTGGTGGAGCGACTATGATAACTCAGAGTACATTTGCTGTAACAAAATTAGATTAAGTTTATGACAGAAAGACAAAAGGATTGCATAATTGAAATACAGGAGCTTATTGTATCTATAAATAATGTAGTCAAGAAGTTTGAGCTTGAAGATGAGTTTTTAGCATCAATAGCTGTAGGTTTTTTAGATTTAGAAACAAGGTATACTGATGAAGAAGGGGATGAAAGAGCTAATATGAGCCTGCTTTCCTCTTTTTCTGTAGCAGACGAAGAAGAACTTGATGATTTACTTTCATATTGTGTAGAAGCCTACAGAATGGAGCAAGCAGAAGAAGATATTCCTGACCCATCAAGTATAGATTATTGGATTAACTTATCAAATAGAGACGGTAGTGTAAACTAAATCGTATTCTCTTTACAATTAAATTAAAATGATTAGAAAAATAGTTATTGGGCGAGACCCAAAGGACGCTATGGCTTATTACGTTGGCATGAGAGCTGGCAGTGGTAGGGTTGTAGCCATCACGGAAGACGATGCGTATCTGCACCGTTATGGTAAAAAAAGATACCTTATATACATCGAGAACGAGGAAGGTACAATGATATGGAAAGCTGTTGACGACATGCCTTGTATATTAGAGTATGACCTAAAATTCGATTGATATGAAACCACTACACCATTTTATAGTACACATACCTCAGAAGTTTAATGATGAGGTTTCATTCAATGGAGGAACATTGCAACTTGTGAGCAAGTTCAATGAATTCGAGCATAGAGTAAACTACGGTGAGATTGTAGGCTGTCCTGTAGACTGTCCAATAGAAAGCTGTGAAGGGGCTATTCTATACTTCCACCATCACGTTGTAATGGAACAAATGTATGACCTTGGAGAAGATTTATTTTTGGTCAACTACGACCCTATCGGAGGATATGCAAACCACGCTATCGCTATCGAAGACGAAGCTGGTGATATTACTATGCTTGGGGATTGGTGTTTTGTTGCACCCCCTGTTGAACAGGAAGAGGAAACAAGTGATTCTGGCATCATTCTTAGCCTCAAAGAAGAACCAGAACTGGAAGGCATACTACTCGCCTTACCCCCAGATTCAGAATGGATTGGAACAAAGTCTGGTGATATGGTGGGTTACACGAAGAATTCGGAATACGAAATGGAGCTTTTAAATGGCGACAAGGTTTATCGTATGCGAACAACAGAGCTAGTATATGCCAAGGAAGCGTAAATTTACTACAGAAGAAGCGTCAACTAGATTGCTTTCCTCTATGGAGGTCGCAATCAATAACATGATTGACGAAGTTAGAAAACCTGTAGATGCAGAACTTTCTGGCTCTCAGCGTAAGGCTGAATTACAGAGTATTAAACAAACAGCTACTGATGCAAAAGAACTGCTCATCGAATACCAGAGGCTTGAACAAATGGTTAGAGAACTCCGAGAAACTGGAGGAATCGAAGAAGAACAAGACTACTCTGGTGGATTCGCAGAAAAGTTCTCAAAGTAATCAGATATTCTGTTACTGGGATTATTAATTAAATGAAATGGCAGGTCTTAAACAAGTTGAGGGATACGATAACTATGTTATTAATATATGCCCCAACGATACAAGTGGGGAGGTTACCGAAATTGGTGGGATTGATATTCAGCTTCCCAAGATACCCCCTAAAGAAGAAATCCTCGGATATGAAAGGAAGCCTCATTTGCAAATGTGGAGAAGACTTCCTGTGCCAGAAGAATTGCAGAGGATTCGCTCTATGGATGAGTGGTATGAAATGCAATCCGAATTCAAAAAGAAATTTTCTCCATACATCGAGAAAGAGTTTGACCGCAGGCGTAACGGTCTTTGGTTTTACAATAACGGTAAGCCTGTCTACATTACAGGGAGACACTACATGATGTTGCAGTGGTCAAAGCTGGATATTGGCTATGGCTACTACTTAGAATTTCAAGCAAGACTATTTATTCATTTTGCAGCATGTGAAGCCGACCCTCGCTGTATGGGTCAGATGTACACCAAGTGTAGACGTTCTGGATATACCAATATGTCTGCGGCTATACTTGTAGACGAAGCTACCCAAGTAAAGGATAAGCTGTTAGGTATACAGTCTAAAACAGGTAAGGACGCACAGGAGAACATCTTTATGAAAAAGGTAGTTCCTATGTTCAGAAGCTACCCCTTTTTCTTTAAGCCCATACAGGATGGTACAACCAATCCTCGTATGGAGCTTGCATTTAGAGAGCCTTCTAAGCGTATTACAAAAAGCAATAAAACATCTAATAAAGGCGAAGCCCTTAATACAATCATAAACTGGAAGAACACCACGAATAATGCTTACGATGGTGAAAAGCTTCATATGATGTATTTAGATGAAAGTGGTAAGTGGGAAAGACCAACCGATATTCGTGAAGCATGGCGAATAGAAAGAACTTGTTTAATTGTAGGACGTAAGATTATAGGTAAGTGTCTTATGGGTTCTACTGTAAATCCAATGGACAAAGGTGGTAAACAATACAAAGAACTCTGGAGAGACTCAGACCCAGAAGATAGAAACGCCAACGGAAGAACGAAGACTGGACTTTATAGATTATTTGTACCAGCCTACGAAGCCCTCGAAGGCTTCTTTGATGAATATGGAAACCCTATTATTGAAAACCCTGCGAAGCCTGTTAAAACGATTGAAGGGGACTTTGTAGACATAGGTGCAAAGACTTACTTAAAGAACGAGAGAGACGCTTTAAAAGGCGATGCGAGGGAACTTAACGAATATGTTCGCCAGTTCCCCTTTACTGTTGACGAAGCAATGAGGGATAGTATTGAAGGCTCTACGTTTAACATTGGAAAGATATACGAACAAATAGAATACAACGAAGAGCTGTATCCAAATCCTGTTGTTCAAGGTAATTTCTCTTGGAAAGATGCTGTAAACGATAGCGAAGTTGTATTTAGTCCCAACCCTCAAGGCAGATGGTTTATAAGCTGGATGCCAAAGCCAGAAAACAGGAACAAATTTGTAATTAAACAGGGTAAAAAACACCCAGCGAATGACCACATAGGTGTGGGTGGAGTCGATAGCTATGATTTGGACTCTACAACTGATAATAGAGGGTCAAAGGGAGCTTGTCATATGTATAACAAGTTTAGTATGGGCGCTCCTGCTAATATGTTTGTCGCAGAATACGCCTCTAGACCTCCCTTGGCTAGAATATTTTACGAAGACATATTAATGGCCGCTGTTTTCTTTGGATATCCGCTTTTAATAGAAAACAACAAGTACGGAATCGTGAGATATTTTGAATCTAGAGGATACGAAGAGTATGTAATGAAAAGACCAGACCATCTTAAGACTCCTAACGCTGTAAATACCAAAACTCGTGGTATTCCCTCTAACTCTGTAGATGTTATTCAGTCTCATGCTCAAGCAATTGAGGCGTATGTCGAAGAACACGTAGGTATTAACTCGGAAACTGGAGACATGGGAAGAATGTACTTTCAAAGAACGCTAGAAGACTGGATTGGCTACAAAATTGACAATCGTACTAAATACGATTTAACAATATCGAGCGGACTTGCACTATTAGGGGCGCAGAAAACAAAAGTCAAGAAAAAAGAGGCGCAATTTGATGACAAGCAGTTTTTTCGTAGATATACTAAGGAAATAAGACGCTGATAGA